CCTGGTTTTTTATCCCTAGCGTAAGCCGGGATTGTACATAGTTCCGCAGGTCCTTTGGACCCCGTTGTCGGCGACCAGTGTAGGCTAGATGAGTAAGGAGAAACAAAATGTGACAGTTGAAGTTATGGTTATGGGGATGGGCTCCCATGGAATGTAAAGCCCTTTGAGACTTCCACAGTTGCGTCGATTTAATGATGCAATTTTACTAAAACTGTCATATGGCTGGTGAATTCCGCGCGAGGGCGGCTAAATCGGTTTTTCCACTTGTCCGCGTTACTGGCTGACCGTGGGGAGCTAGCAACTCTTTTCGGTGGTGGCAAAATAATAATGGGCTCTGTCACCATCCCTCTGAGACTGGATTGGAAACCCAGGGTAGGAGGAGAGGACGGCACGAAAGATCTACCCATGTGTGCTTCGTGTCGCAGCAAGGTCAAGCTATGAGGTTGGGAGAGATTCTCGATCAGACCGGGGTTTTCTGTAGGTGTGGCCAATTGGTCGTGTCTATGCTCGTTTTGACTTAATAACGGGGCAATTCGCAAGTTTTTCGCTGTGATGAGGCGACTTGACGGCTTCGGGCTTATTACCCTGAGTGAATAAATCCATTAGTGCAAATGCACAAAAAAACAACAAAATGAACGCCAAAAAGAAGCAAGGCAAGGCACAAAAGCAGAGTTCTAACATGAACGATGCCGCAGAAGTCATGCGCTTGAAGAAGGAAGTCGCTTCTTTGCGTTCGAACCCCAAAAATTCTTCCTTTAATTTATCTGAGTGTGCAAAAAAGTTCTTGATAGCTCAGGCGAATCCATTCAATGTGGCAGCTATGGGAGCGTGTGTCCCACACGAACCTGCCCCCAACAGTCAGAAGGCGACTTTGAAAACGTCGTTCACGATGACCATTGGTGGTGCAAACAATGCTGCTTCTGTTGGTGCCATTTATTTTACCCCGTGTCTTAACTATAATACGCCATGTGTGTATTATACTAACACTTCTTTAGTAAATTTATCACCAACATCGGATTTCACCGGGGCTGAAGTTGCACCTTTTTGTTCAGCTGCATATTTCAATTCACCATACTCTGTAAGTGATTTGACTTTAACTGATTACAACACTCCTGCCGCCTCGGGGCGGATAGTTTCCTACGGTGTGAGAATTTCGAGTGAAACCGCTACTAATTTTAATGGCGGTGTTCTCTATTTTTTCGCGGATCCATCACATTCAAACGTGATGAGGGCTCCGAAGACCACTATCCTTTCCCAAGCACAATGTGCCCGCATGCCAATCGGTGAGAAACTCAAAACGCAGCCTTTGATTTTTTCCTTAGGTCCGCAGTTTGTAGACGAACAACAATACCCCTCACTTGGGGGTATTAATTATGGCAATGATTGTATTATTGGAAACTATCCGTTATCAAGAACTCAATCAGCCATTTCTTATACAACTGGAGACCGATACGGAAACGGTCAAAATTACAATGCTGTCTCTGGTGTGGATACCTCAACCAAAACAGTTACATTGTCCACTGCTTTATCTCGTTCCATGGCATCTGGAGAAACCATCCAAATTCTCGATTCTTCAAAGAAGTTAATCGGCTACACGTACTTAACCGCTGCTGCCAACGCGGCTGGAACAACTGTTGTCGTTAATGACACGACAAACATCAGTTCTGGTTGCTTTTTGGGTTCCGGTATGCCTAGCAAGTTGAGCGAGGCGTATTCGAGCAATGGTACGATGTTTGTTCCTGGAGGTGCACCAGCTGTGGTTTACATTGACCCTTCAAACGCTAGCACTGAGTGCACGTTTTTGATTGAGCTTATAGCCCACGTCGAGTATGTTGGAACAAAGACTTCTGCTCTGCAGACACCAAGTCATGGTGATTCATATGCTTTGTCCAAAATTATGTCCAGTTTGTCTCAAGTTCCAGCCTTAGTGGCTGCTTCTCCATACACCCCCTGGTTGAAGCTGGCTGCTCAGGCTGCCATTCGTGGTTTTGAGAGTTATACTGGTATCGGCGTTGTGTCTGCAGGTATGGCGGCGCAAGCAATCCAGAAAGCCCTCCGTTTATGACGTTTTCGCGGACGGGACTGGAAAGCGTTTGATAAATTACTCAAAAAGGTCCAAAGCTCACAAGTAGGACCTACACCAACATTAAGCTTTTTTGAGCGATTGCAAACAAATTCTCTAGTCTGCGATTCCGCTGAGATTAAACAATTATACATTGACACTATGACTTTTGTCAATGCCATTTGTACATTGTTAGAAACAAATGAAATCCGCTTTTATGACGAAGTGTTAGGCACTTCAATTAATAGTAAACTGATCACCCAGCACATACGAGCATACTCAATTGAAGTAAGTCACGAATTTGCAACTGGTCAATCATTAATTGGTTCCGTTAATACTCCTTTTAATGGCGGGTATATCACAAATTTGAATAGTGAGCAGGTCTTGCCCCTCACAGTTTTGTCAGATATTGGAACAAATACCAATAGGTGGCGTAAAGCTTATGCTGTGTCTTTTGAAGGAAACGGAACTTCGAACCTCACGACATTGAATTGTACCACATTTGGAAATAGCCAGAATCGCGTTTCCAACGCCTGGATTATAAACTTGAATGTAACTTCCGGTGATATAAATACATTGTCCACAGGTGATATAGTTTCCGGTAAAAGTACCAGTATGATTGGGTCTAGTACAAATCGTTTTCACCAAATCTATGCTGCTACTTTAGATTGTACTAATCTTCGTCTGAGCTACATCCCGATGAATTATGATGGTGGCTTAACTGGAACTTCGACTGTTAACAACTGGGGTCTAGGGAAATCCCTTGACCTAGACCCCGGTGTTTATCAGATTAATGCATGTTCAGGTGGTGGTGGTAGTGCTGTCGCCTCTGTGTGCATTACGAAAGCCCAGATAACTGGTTATGTGTGGACTTTTAATTTAAATCAGGCCCACATTTTGGCTGCAGATAATGCGATATACACCGGTTCTTTGAATATCGCTGCTTCGGCCTCAACTGTTATTCGGTTAACATCTACTACCACTATATATGTCTACGGATGTTATGCTTCGGCAAGTTCTTGGTATAAGATGTCCGTCATGCAATTGAGCTTATGACGTGTTGCACCACCCTTAAATAAGGTGGTGCATTATCTTTTACTAAAGAAATGTACAAATTGTAAAGAAAATGTAAATAAAAAATTTTTCCACATTATCTTATCTCCTCTCAAATGTGTTATTGACGAGGCCAGTCTTTTGGTGGGGTATAACGATAATGAGTGGAATAACAAGAAATTGAAATGCCTAATCTTTTTTTTAAGATTGGGCCAACGCTGCTTTTCTAATGATATCTTATTTCATTTGAAGGTGTGGTTGGATATAAAATCCTTCGCGGTACAACACACCACACAAAGCACGGAATCATCATTCATTAAGTCGTCACATGGTGAAATCACTGAAGGTGACGACTTTGAATTTCCGAAGATAGAAGAATTTGACTTGTTCATTTTAGGTTCAATTCGGTACCGTTTGTTACAAAACGAGGATTTCGATGCGCGTGTTATATGTAATTTAATTAGTAATATTCAGGATGATTCTTGTTTTCGAACAATCTATTCTGAATACTATTTTTATTACACAACATTGAATGAAATTTATGAATTGTTGTATTGTATAGAGGCTGATGAAGATGATCGGCGTGAAGTTGCGCGTATGTTGAATCAATATACCGTTCTCACATCCTATTATTTTCTCGAGATCTCAAAAGTCTATGGAGATGTGTATTCACATATAAGTCGTTATACGACTTCCCTTGGGACATTTTATGAAGATATTGCCGGGTTTCGGCCCCAAATTCATATAAGTCCCATAACCCATAGATGTACCCAGCCATGGTGTGCTGTGAGACGATACACTTCGAATATCAACGGAAATAATGGTTCCTATAC